TTAATTTAATTGTCCTGATTCTACTCCATACTTAGCAAGATAATATGCTTGCTTTTCGCTTAACTTACCGTTCTCAAACATAGACTTTAATAATGATTCAATAAATTCATTACTATTAGTATTAAATTTGCCAAATTTATTTTCCGCAAGTTTCCAATAAGAATTATTATTCCATTTGTCATTTACCGATAATGCTATTTCTTTCCATGTCTGAACAGGATCTGAATTAACAGAAGTTGACTTCTTTGTCTTATGGGTCTTTTTTTGCAAACATTCAACTTCAATTACTTCAACATCTTTTTTAAGGAACATCTTAACTTTTCCTCTTTCATCTTTAGTGATAAAATAATCACCTCTTTCTCCTGTCAGTTCGAATGTTTTATTATTTGATTTAATTGCTTTCATAATTTGTTTTTTAATTATCACAATGCAAATATAATTCATTTTGATAACATGGCAAATAATTATCACAATTATTTTGTGGCTATTTTGTTAATAAACAAAAAAAGTGGACTACAACTTAATGTAGCCCACTTTAAAACCTATTGAAAACCTATTGAAAAACCTTTAAATCTTCTTCACAGCCTGCATGTACTTCCAGATCTTACCTTGTGCGGCATCTTCATCCAGGAAGAAGAATTTGTATGCAGCCTTCAGAATCATATCGTCTTCAAAAAGCTGGCACATGTCAGAGTAGAACGCATTGAACGCTACATACTTGTCCCAGATTGTTGTTCCTGAAGGGAACGACATACCTTTTGTTGCGGATTCGATGTCGTCCTTTGTCCAGTGTGCACCTGTACGACGGTCTCCTGACTTGCTGAGGTAAGTGATACTAGCTACATCGTACATTGCAAAATCTTCGTTGTAATGAGGACCGTAGAAAAGCTCATGCTGTTCGCGCATGAATTTCCAGTATCCTTCTTTTGAAAGCTCTCCGTTCTGCGCCATTTTCATGTACTTTGCCGCCATGCACGCAGAAGTCCACATCTTTTGCTCGTTTAACACACCTGCTGATTTAGCTTCTTCGAGCATACTGTCATAACTGTATTCTTTCATATCTTTTTACTTTAATAATTGTTTAATTTCCAATAAATCATCAGCGTTTAATCTGATTTTACCAAGGTCGCCAAATAAAAAGTCAAGCATAGGATTCGATGGTATTTCTAAAATAAGTTCTCCTTTTCCTATCTTGATATTAAACCCGGCCATCTGAGTTTCATACACATCCATTTGTTTGAAGATTGATACAGCATCATTAATCAGCATATCTGTATCTATGTTTCCGTTTTCGTCTGCAATAAAAAGCATTGCAGCATCCACATAGCTTGATATTTGTTTGTCAGATTTAGACAAATAGTTTTTCAATCCTCTTTTAATATAAATAGAAGCTGTTGACAAACGTGGGTGAGACGAACAGAGTTGATCTATTTTATTTTCTCCCCATGTCTGAACAGCTGTTCTTATATCGGACTTTAGCAAATCAATTTTATCGATTGTGTACATTTTTTACCCTTTCTGTTCTTTTTTCATTTTCAAAAATTCAGCGTAAGTCATATTTGAATACTTTTCGGTGTATTCCTGGAATAGCATCAGGCTCTTATTTGCATCTTCAGAAATTGTCTTTTTCCATTTTTTCAAAATTGAAAGATGGTTTTCGAGAGCTTTTTTACCTTCAGGTGAACGTTCTACAATAGGTCGCATGATTTTCATGTATTCTTGCTGCAAAATGTTCATTACAAGGTTTTGTGATTTTTGGAATTCCTCGTTTTCATTCAACATGGAAAATTCACTTTCAGACAACTCAGAAGTAATTCTGTCTATTTCATCCCATACAGGCGACTGACTTTGTTGTGGCTGAATCTGAACCTGCTGGAGCTGCTGTCTTTTTTGCTCCAGTTGTTGTTGAGCTTGTTGTAGTCGAATGATTTCCAAATCCAGATCTGAAGGATTGGAATAGCTGGGTGTTCGCATTAACGGATCATTACCGGTTACATAGATATTCTGCATAATCTTCTTTTTTTAGATGGATAGAAAAGAAGTAGGGCACCCGAAGATGCCCTACCTTAAAATCAGGCTCCAGTGGATGCTGTCTGCACGCAAGCGCAAGGATTGTAAGAACCAAATCCTGTGACAGTCGGAGTGTTAGGTAATACAACCTCTCCAGAAATCATGCGGCAAGTCTTACGATCAGTGTAGTTGATTCCGGCAGTGTAAGCTTTTTCGATTTCGCACTGGATAAGTTTGTCCTGATAAGGACGAACAGCAGCGTTGATAGCAACTTCTTTTTCCAGGCTTGCAATTCTGTTGGCCAGAATGTCAAAGTTGTCACGCTGCCCTTTGTACAAAGCAAATGCGTCAGCATTTTGTTTTGCAGACAAAGCATCGAAGCTGTCACGTGTAGACTTATACAGTCCAAAGTCTGCGTCAACCTGAGATTTCCACAACTGGAATTTCTCGTTCACGTCGATTTCACGTGCACCAGCCATAAGTTCAAGGGTGTTAACTTTCTGAGACCAGATAGTGTTGGTCAGTTCTACCACGTCGTCGCATTCTTTAGCCCAAGACTGGAATGCAGAAGGAGTTGCAGATGAAGTTCCGCCTACGTTGTTGATGTTTACGTTTTCAGGCATACCGTTGCCAAATCCTAAACCACGTCCGCGTCCCCACAATGCTGCTGCTCCAAGAACAGTACCTGCAATACCAAATCCCAAACCAGTGTTAGCTGTAGACTTAGAAGCGTACTTGTTAGCACCGTCTTCATGAATCACTTTTTCAACGACTTCTTTCTTTTCAGTATCCATACTTTAAAGTTTTAATGTTAATACTATGTTTTTAATGACACAGCAAATTTATTGCTAATAAAAACACTGGATTAAGAAGCTGTTTTCATCCTGTTTCTTATTCTTTGCGAATATATTGTGAGTATTCCATTACTCCTTTTCCTTACTTCAAACTTGGTTATAAGATTTCGTATTCCAGCTGGAGTTTTATGCATATACTCTGCAATTTGTACAGGATACAATCCTTTTTCTCTTAATATGTCTACTAATATGCTTCTTGCATCTACTACTGCTGTAGACTTGTTGTTTGAAAGTATTAATACTTCTGGTACTTCTGTTTCTTCAGAAACGAAGTGAAGAATGTTATTAAAAAGTTGTGTCTTACACATAATATTAAATTATTATTTTTTTAGAATATATGAAAACCAAAAAAGTATCTTACTGCCACACCTATGGAAACAGCAGCCATACCGATTGCCAAATCTGTTATATTCCACTTTCCACCGTAATAGTGGCATCTGTCTGAATTTTCCTTCATTGCCAGCAGTATGACTCCTGCTGACGGAGAAAGAAGTATTGTGGCCAGAAGGTAGACCACAAATCCTATAATGTTATTTTTCATATTTATTGAAACTTACCAAGTTATTCTACAACTTTTGGATAAACTCTGATACCCCCGTTAAGCATAGATATAATCTGTGCTGCTACATAACTACCAATTATATTATGTCCGTCTAAAGTTGGGTGAACTTTAACCGTACCATCAACTCTTCGCCAATCCTCTTCAAGATTATCTCCGTTTCTCAATCCACATTTTCGACCAACATCAATAACAGGTAAAAGATAATGTTCTGCAAGTTTTTCCGTTTCAACTCTCATTTGTTCTATAGTATATCCAGCTTCTACAATAGGGTATCTTTCTAACTGGGTTAATATAAATATTCTTGCTTTCCAAGAACATTTATTGATCATCGTTTCCAATACCCAACGGAAATTATCCATAAGTGTATTACTGTTATAACATTCTTCCATAGATTTCTTAGTAGCTTCTTCTGTACTACCCAAGGGAACTTTTCCACCCCAGTCGTTAATACCACCCATTAATGTGATAATACCTTCATACCCTTGTGGTATATTATCAAGTTGTTTGCCAATCCAATATATACCATTTTTTGCAGATGCAAACCCAGCACCTCCGACTGCGCAATATTCAACTGACCTGCTATGCAGTTTTTCAGCAACAGTTCTTGTGTAAGAACCACTTTCTGCCGATATTGAGTCACCCAATGATTTATAATCAAGTGTTTCGCTTACATCTAGTTTACAGTTATATAAACTTGCTACATAGTCATTTATAGCTTCCTTTTCACCTATGACTCTCAATATCGTTTTTCCTACACCGCCATATACATCATACCAACTTGCAATACAATACTTAGCATCGTTAGGTGGTGTAATAACTCCAAGCGTTGAGCTTGTATAAGTATTACTTGTTGTATATGGAAGAATATGAGTTTCTATACATATAAAGTCTTTATCATAAAAACACAATGCAGGTGTTTCCTTTGATTTATTCGGGAGTACACCATATATAATATATTTTAATTTTTTATCGACTGGAAATAATCTTGTTGATACTGTTAAAATTCCAGTATTGATTATATTATCAGGTATTCCACTTGGAAGCATTTTCCTTTCTCTACAATACCCTAATTTATTCAAATCTATATCGTGCTGCCCCAATAGGGTATCATCACCCTCATAGAATGTTTTTAACTGATATTGCTTATTAGCTTCTGTGTCCTCAAAAAATCCAACATCTCGCCTAACTCTAACGTATTTTGCGTTCAAAGGCAAAAACCAGCAAGAAAAGAATGGTGTAAAGTTATTGCTAGGCATTTTCATTTTTGTCGGAATTATATCTTTATTCTCATCAAATATCATTAAGTCTAATTGGGACGTAGAATTAAATAACAAAACTCTACTTCCAAGTTGGTCAATATCCAAATAATCTGTTGAAAGCGAAGTACCTATCGTAGTTGGCAATTCTATCGGTGTATAGGTTATATAATCTTCTGTTTCCCACCAATCCTTTTTGTTAAAATTAAATAGCATATCGCAATTACCTATATATCCTACTTTGCCATTACTTCTTTTCCAATTTACACAATTACACCAATTTGTATTTTCAAAACTACTTCCTATATATGTTTCTTCTGAAACTTTTCCATTTTCGTCTGTATATCTTATAGTTTTTCCATTCTGTCTAAAGTTAACTGGAATATACATTCTTGTTAATAATGGGTTGTACTTATAGGGTGTATCATATACAGAACTTTCTATTTTCTGCGATAAATCTTTCCAATTAGAATTGATGTTGCCAAATGTATTATCATCAAAAGCTGTCCCTATAAACTCTTCATACGCATACTCATCTGCACCAAACTGCTTTACTTCTGTTCTAAAATCTAACCAGCAACCATCAAAATTATGATAAGCGAAAGGAAAATTTGTTCTATTACCGATTTGTTTAGCGGTAAATACAACTGTTGAACCTATTTTGGTAATCAACCAATTTTCAGATGTCACATTGCTTACGATTAATTCCGCAATTCTTTCTGATGTATTATCTGTACTTTCCGTCTGAATTTTAACAACCTTTCCGTCAATTTCGACATTTAAAGAACCACCTTTATTCCCTTGTGGGTAGCCTATGATGTACATGTATATAATTGTCGGTAATTGCTTTTTATAGTACAGTTTTATTCCTTGCTTTCTTAATCTTGTAGGAATTTGAATACGTGTTTGTCTTACATCTACTTTCCACTGTAATGGCATATATAAAGAATTAGCCATATAAGTAGTATTGACAACAATATCCCAATTAGCATCTTGGCTCCAATAAATATCTTGCGTTTTTGTATTAACATATTGTTCGTTTACCCAACCTTTTTCAGGATTCTGATATGATATAACCAAACCCTCTTTTCTTTCTTGTAAAAGAACTTGCTTCCGTGTAGTAGCAACATCAGTATTCCATTCCAATATCTTATTTCCACATTCTTCAATTTTATTTTCTAGCTCGGTAAGTTCTTCCTTGGTTGCATACCCGGCATCGATGGTACCGCGGAAAGCCCATCCGGGGTTCTGGAAGCTGAAAACCTTTCCGTTATCTGCGGATTCAGGATCTTCCTGATTGTAGATGTTAACCAGCATTCCGCGACGGAGAAGAACGCCTTTATCGTCTTTCGGTGCGGTGGAGTCTGCTTCCATGGCTGACACGGATGTGTAGGTTTTGCGGATTCCCAGTGAGCTTCCGTTAATCTCCACATTCTCGATGTATTCTACTATGTCGTTGCTCAGCTGGCCGACTTCTTCCGGAGTTACTGAGTCTATCTTTGTCTTTTCTGCGAGCGCAATGGCGCGTTTTTTTAAATCTGTTGCTGTCATAATTACTGTGCTGTTTGATATAAACCATACAAATAAGCTGTTGCTCCACTTTTTGCAATAGACATTGTACCAACTCCCTTGTATATTGTTTTGTCATTAGCAGTTGCTATTACAATGTATTTTTGGTCTGTCTCTGATACAATCTCTAATACAAATTCTATGTCTGTAGCCATGTTTTGCCACTGTCCGTTATTGTACATATTTTTTGCAAAGTTGGAAGTAATAAGCCCTGTCATATTATTCACTCTAACAGACTTATATTCTTTTAATTTTGCAATAATATCATTCAAAGATGAAGAGGAACCGTCAATTAATTCTGTATAAGCCTGTGTCTTTTTTTTAAGAGTTGAAACATCTTCTTCCAATGAAGGAAGTCTAGTGCCAGAATTATATGATTCAAGTGTTGATACTTTACCTTCCAGGTCAGTAACTCTTCCATCTGCTTTTGATGCAGTCTTCAGATCAATCCAAGCCACTGTGCCGCTGGTATCCGTACTAAGGTATGCTTCATACTGCTTCTTCACTTTGTGAACCTGCTGGTTTTCGAACGTTCTTTCATCCGAAAGCACCTCACGGAAACAAAGTTTGTTGCTTCCGATGGCTCCCAGCGCAGGAACCTGGTACAGCTTACCTGATATAACCACGCCACCTTCCACTACATTCTCCTTTCCACTGTCAAGGCAGCCCCACAATATGCAGTTGTCTCCGTATGTGCGGACCGCTGTATCAATCATGCATTTAAGACTGTTCTGCATAAACGACAAGTCGTCTGCCCATACATCTTGTCCGCCGTCGTAAGTCACTAAGTAATCATTCATAATCGTAAATGTTTATTGTATAAACCCGTCCTGCGGGCTTGTTATATTCTACTATATTTTTTATCTCTTCTATTCTGTCTTTCAAATAAGAAGGCACTTTTACTATGAATTTAAGCTGCCCGTTCTCTGTTCCATTTTGCAGATAAGTATGCTTCTGAGAACCTTTATAATAGAAGTAACAGCTAGGAGACTCATTACGCAGATAAACAGAACGGTATAATCCTGTTATATCAGTGATATTAATATCCTTGTTCTGCAACAGGAAGTAATCATTCAGCGCCTTCTCGATGTAGATTACCTGGCCGTTCACGCTCAGCCGGCTGTCGCACAGGTCACGATACTTCATCAGTTCATCGTGAAGGTACGATATGGGAAGCGTCAACACTTTCAGAAACGCAAACATCTTCTTCTTCCTGAGAGGAGGAGGAAGAAGAAGAAACGCAAATTTGAATATGTCAATTTTGTACCACATAGCTTACTGTATTAGATAGATCTTCTGCAATGAAGCAGCCGGACTCTGCCGTATAGTTGTTACCTGTGACCACTGCATACGATTCGCCGGTGCTTGTTTTGGTCTGTACGGTTCCCAGTTCCACATCGGTCACTCCCTGCACGTTCTGTATCGCGTCTACGCACTTGGTCTTGTTGAATGTTCCTCCGTACACTATTCCGGCCAGATAGGCGTTAATGGCATCCTCTACGGGTTTTCCTCCACCGTCTATGCGTGTGCCGTCTGAGGTTAGTATCTGAGGGTCGTAGTACACTTTTACGGAAATCTTGATTTTGTCTGCCGGAAGACTGCGTATGCTGAGGAATACACCTGCTATTTTAACGCTGTTCATATAGCTTTTAAAAGCCGTTAGAACGTCTTCAGAAAGCGGAGTGGGAAGATTGTTTTCCTGACCGGATACAAGTATCTGTATCGTGTTGCCTGCATCCTGAACAGCACAGTATTTTACCACCTGCTTGGCCGTGTCAGATACCGGATAACGGAAAGCGTGTGTCTGTTCGTCATACTCCAGCGCATCGCCGTACTGGAATGCGAGTGCCTGGGCGTGATACCATCGGACGGTAGGAACGATGCTCTGTGCAATGCGTTCGTCTACGTCCTGCTTGTGCGCATCGAACATCACTTCCAGGGCATAGGCACAGGCAGCCACGATGTAGATAAGAATATTCTCTATGGATACGGTGCTGAAGGTGTTTTCCCATGTGGCATCTTCTCCCGTGATGCCATACGCTTCGCGCAAGGTGTTGTCCTCCATGAAGCGGTCGGTCATCGTCTTTTTTATTTCTGCGATTGTTCTTGCCATATCATACAAACTGTTCTGTAAATTGTTCCGTGAATATCTTCAGCCGCACCTCGCTGTCGGATGTTTCGGAGGTGGCTGGCGACACATTGTTAGCCTTGCAGTATTCCTGCATTTCCCGGTTTATAACTACGTCCGGCACACTGACCGTCATGCCGGACGTAAGTTTTTCGGTGGGGCTTATGTCGTTCTCGCGTGCCAGGATGAAGACCCCTGCGAGGTCTCCATATTCCTGTATGGCGATGTCGGCGAGTGTCTGATTAGGTAGCACCGTCACGTTCATGTCTTTGTCCTCCACATTATCCTTATGAGTATCAGTATCGCGCCTGCCCAGATAATTGCCGTCGTGTACCAGGGCTTGGACTCCTTGCGTTCCGCTTTCACGGTAGATACTTCCTGCTCTATCCGGTCCATCCTGCTATTAATATGGGTTATCTCGGCAGACATGGTTTCTATCTTCGTATCGGTCTGCGAGGTATCTCTTCTGTCTTCCTGGGTGCTGCTGTTCACAGACCCCGTCGTTATGCTTGTAGGATATTGCTTCCCGGTAGAATCAGGCGGTGAATACTCCGTGCGTTCCCAACTGGCCGTAACCTCCTCCAGCTTCTGCCACCAGCTGGAAGAAATTTCCTTAATCATCTCCTGCGTATGCTGATAGCTGCTGTCCGATACCTGCGTGTCGGTCTTCGTATCCGTCTGCTTGTCGGTGGTGGCATCCAGTTTCATGGGAGGCTGCGACTTGCAGGCCGTCAGCATCAGTGCCAGGGCTACAAGCAGCAGAAAGCTTTCCATCCACTTGTATGCCTTATCGAGTAGTCTTTCCATCATAACAGTATCAGGTTAATAAAAATGATAATGAATCCGGTTATCTCCAGCCAGAACGCGGGCCTTGCATATACTATCTTATTCCACAAATCTGACTGCATGTTATCGGCCATCACGTGCCGCACGATGTAGACTATCGGAAGAAGCCAGGTAATCAGGAGCCAGGGATTCGTACATGCCACCCACGCCTGCGTACTGAGCAGAAGAAGTGCGGTACCGCAATAATGGATAATGCCTTCCGTTCGTTCCTTGAATCGGGGTGAAAGTGTAATGATTATCATTCCTATTAATGCCAGGAACACGAGGAACTGAATGTTTTCAGGAGTTCGTAAAACAGCCGACCCAAAGAAGGTAATACCGTTAAGCCCCATGCAGACGGAAAACCATTTCGGGTGCTCCAGCCGGTAATAGGTTTCAGAGATTGAATAAGGAATACCGCCTGTCTTGTAGATTACCACTGCGGTATAAATGGCGAAAATCAACGCCGATATGATTCCAAAGATTGTTTCCATATTGATTCTTTTTAAAGTTCTACAAAGCTTTCCATCCATCCAGCACATCCTGCTGCACAGCAGGAATACCGTTTTCCACCAGGCTGATAGCAGAAGCAAAAGCACACATCGTCGCCTGATCATTCACATTTGGTTCGAATGTGGTAGGCACCTGCATTTCACGGCAAACGGCTGAGATGTAGCCCGATGTGTGATTCTCCGTAGCGGGTGCCCATCGGTTGATGTATTCCGCGATGGTGCGGCATCCGTGCAGACGGTGGTAGTTCTGAAGCGTGCGGATCAGTGCGCGATAGCCCCACATGGGAGCGATGAACTGGAAAAATGTTCCGTCCGTCTGTTCCTGGCGAAGTCCCTGCCATTTATCTTTACTCAGCCGGATGTTTCCCGGATTATTGTTGCGTAAACCTCTTGGTAACTGTGTCATTTTGTTTCCTCCTCTTTCTTTTCTTGGTCTAAAAATTGTTGTAAATAAGGTATCTTCCGTACCACTTCGAAGCTAAGCACATAATACATGAAGTTCAGCGGCCTGGAGTGAGGGAACAGCTTTCGCATGTTCCGAAGTGTGTTCACCCCGTAGAAGTAGCACACGGCATACACGATGCCTGTAATGCACTGCAAAGCCCCGTCCAGGTTCTTCATTTTCTCTCCGATAATGTAGATGCTCAGCACGATTACGTAGAACACGAATGTTTCTAATAGGCAGTGAAAGAACTTCCGGTTGTTGAACCGTTCGTGTTTGGCCACAATGCCGGCAATGAGTCCGGCCAGACAGTTAATCGCGAAGATGAAGAAGATGACAAACACCATGTCCTTCACCGGTGCGAAGTATGCCAGCGTGATGCTGAATAGCGTAGCCAGCATGTTTTTGATTCCTGTAATGATTTCCATACTTTCAGTTTTCATTTTCTGATAAAATAAGTTGAATGTTCTCTTCCAGTTCATTGTAGTCCACTCCTGCGCGTTCCAGATGCAAGCGAATCTGCTTTTCTATCTTTGCACGATTGGCAGAGGAGCGTATATACCTCAGAAGGTTAGGACCCAGTGCCGGGTCTTCCTTCCATTCACCCTGATTCATTCCCAGCACGATGGCTGCACATTGAATCGTTGTATCTCCAAGCGTAAGTCCTTCCTGTATCAGCAAGTCTCCGCTGTCGTCAAGCATTATTCCTTTCATCATATCAGTGCGTCACTTTAGTGTCCTCATAATCCTGTTTATTCAGTTCGCTGGCTTTCGATGTGACCGCAGCAGCGGTTCCCGTCTGTGCCGTAGCAGAACCCGTGGTGCTCACCTGGTGAGTGTGGCCATTGAATGTGCGTACCAGTTCGTTAATCTTATCGGTAAGTGTGCCGATGTTAATCAACCCTCCGTTACTTCCTCCGTTTATCACGATTTCAGCCGATGCGGTGATTCCCATCTTCTCCACTTCAGTAGCCGATATGAGAAATGCATCCGAAGACTGTCCTTCCACTATACCCACCAGGCATAAAGAACCGGATTTAGGATACAATATCACCGAACCTGCACCCAGCTGAATATCGTAAAACTCCAGCCCGTCGGTCACTCCCTTTGCATCCATTGTCTTCTCTTCTGTATTCACTGAAAGCACTTCCACCCATACCAGCGTCGCCTTTGTTTGCCCTGGAAGCTTAGACATAGCCTGCTTCAATTCTTCATCCAGTGTCATTCCGCACGTCCTCCCAGTTCTACTTTTTGACGGTAAGTAGCATTGTCAGAAAATGTCTTTGTCACTTTCTCGATAAAGTATTTACCATCCATTTCCGGCGTGATCATGCTTTTCAAATCCATCACCATGCCAAATCGAACGGAAGGAATACCGAACAGTTCCACTCCACCTTTGTACTTCTGTTTTTTCAATCCCTCATAGTATCGTTCCGCAAAGTCCTTCAGTACCTCCAGCGTAACCTTCTGGTCTTTGTCGTTGTAAGTAAGACTTACGGTTTCAGCACCCTTTGTTCCTGCTTTTGCTTCCAGCTTCTTTCCACCCTTAAGGATAGCCAGTGCTGTCACTTCGTAGTCGCCTTCCGTGTGCTGTAAGTCCTGGCTTACCGCCTGCTTCTCCAGTTCGATACGTACTTCCGGAAGCTGCACGTTATCCGTGTACACATTTCCGCAGTAAAGCGTCTTACCGACAAAGTAGCTGTAAAGCCCTGTCTTCTTCTGAATGTCATCAAGAACGGCAGAAACCAGCACATTCGAATACCTTACGGCTCCCAGTTCCGTGTCACCGAAGGAAGTCACTATCTCATATCCCGGACAAAGGTCAGCCAGAAGATTTCCAAGCGTGACACTCTTCTTTGAATACGATACTGACCTTCTTTTCAGCTTGTACATCTCATCCTCACAATGCAGTTTCACCGGTATTCCGCGTGATACATTCTGCACATATCCTTCGAATTCTGTTAAATAATTCCCGTTGTATCCAAGCTCTATTTTCACCGCATCTCCAGGCTGGAAATAAGTGAATAAATCCTGACCTGAGAAAGTTCTTATTTTCCGGGGAATCACAATGTCAGCAGTGTCGGTCAGCATCTTCCACGAGCTTGCTATTTCTACGCTAGTCACATAGAAAAGCTTCAGTTCCGTTCTGCTGTCAGTAGCAGGGAACGTAATTCTGGCACACATCGCATAACTCATACTTTTTGTATATAAGGTTGGTCACTTGTAGCCTGAATCGAGAAAGAATACATTTCAGGAATTCCCTGTACAGGAGATAGCTGAAAGTTTTCCATCACGATGGCCGTTATTCCTTTATTCAGGAAAAGGTCACCTGTCACGCTGATGCTGTCGGCTAAATCGCGGAAAAGAACAAGTGCGTGAGCCTGTTCCTCGTATGTTTTCTGTGAATCCCTTGAATTATCCGTAAGACAGAATCCGCGTATGTTGATATTCCAGTCATTGATACCGTATATTTCCTTCACGGTTCCTTTAGCACCAAGCACCTTTGTTTTCGATACGTTCATATCCCGGCTAAACTCTACCAGCGTAGCCGCAGGCATCAGAAAGTCGCTCATGCTGACATCTGTCAATTCTCCCTGATCACTGTAGTGCTTGTAAGTACCTCCATCCAGGATAAAAGAGTCGAGTACAGGTGTACCCATCCAGCTTCTTCTTTCCACTTCTTCTCGGCTGGCCAGCTTCACGTCCTTATATTGTTCCGTAGGGAAGTCAGGCAATGTTCTTCCCCACGGAATATATATAGGCGATGATACGCCGAATACTTCAGCAAACAGATTGGCAATATTAAGTCCTGTATTTATCATATCCTTATCCTATTGCAGGTGTTACGTCCGACAAAACAGCTATCAGTTCCCGCTTGATTCTGTCGGAAATCTTACGGTAGTCTGAATCTCCTGATACGGTGAAAGTGTTGTTCATCGTCACATTCATGGTAATGTTACGTGCAGCTCCCGACTTTCCGCTTCCACCCAGTCCTATAGTTCCGTTTCCTCCAGAATTACCTCCACCTTGCGAATTATCATCTCCTTGAGGAGGTTTTATAAATGAAATACCAGTAGGATTGTTAATTTGTGGAATATCGGTCGCTTTACCATGTGAGCGGTTCCAGCTTTCCTGACCTTTTTGCTTACCTTCATTCCAAGCCTTTGCTATTTTTTCACCACCAGCTAACATTTCTTTTGCAAATTCGTCACAAACGCTGGAAAAGCTAAAGTTATCATCAAACCAGTTTGCAGGATTAATCGCTTTAAAAATGGCACTTGCTGCATTAATTACAAATTTTACAAGCTGCACAAACAGTTCCTTAATCGTATTGACAAATCCCATAAAGTAGACTCTGAATCCTTCCCAGCTGTTATACAGTGTAGCGATTGCACCAATTACAGCCAACACCCATCCGATAATCGGAATGCCATAGATAGAGCGTGTAATCAATTTGCAAGACGCAGCCCAGGTGATTGCCGTCTTGGTGATTCCAAGCTGCATGATATTGGTCACGCTGAAAGCCACCATACCTAATGTGACAATAACACCAGTTACTACACCCAATACTTTGATAATATGAGCAAAAGGTTCAACGAATTCAAAGAAAGAAATCTTCAGGTCATTAATAAATGCATCCATTCTTTTCATTCTTTCCGCAGTGGTATTCATGATAATATTAGCCTGATCTACGGCTGAATTGGAACCCTGTACTTCTTCAGTCCATTGTTTTATCTTCTCCGTATTACCCACCAATATCTGACCTGCTACTACATTTTCTCGTCCAAACAGCCTTGCCATTACTTCCGTATTGTTCATCACAGGAACCAGTTCTTTTAATCGGTCTGCAAAAGGTATCGACTTGTCTGACATTACACTCATATCTACTCCTAATGCCTGTAATGCTTTAGCAGCATCACTTGTCGGAGCAGAAAGTATAAGCATGGAATTTCGAAGAGCCGTACCAGCTTCAGCAGCTTTGATTTGGTTTTGTCCAAGTACCTGGAATAATGCATTTGTTTCGGCAAATGAAACCCCAAGGTTACTTGCTGCTGGGCCAATATTCTTCAATGATTCAGAGATGTCTACTACTTCAGCCGCACCAACCTGTGCAGATTTGGCAATCAAGTTCATCTGCATATTCATTAATTTAGCCGCTGAATCCACATCTTTTGCTTCACCCTCAAACGCATTGAATGAAGTGGTAAGTGCCCTTACAGCTCCAGCCACATCTCCATCCATTGTCTTTGATAGAGTCAAAGAACTTCTGGCCATGCTTTCTATTGCATCAGGATATTCCGCAATCTGTGGACCTAATTGTGAAAGCAATGTGGAAAACACGCCAGCTGCATATGATGCATCAACACCAAATGTTTTTGCAAGATCTCTTGCTTTTTGCTCAACCAAATCAAACTTATCACCGGCAATACCTGAAATAGCTTGAACTTGCGACATGGCATATTGGAACTGTACTCCTGGCTGAATGGCATTGTCGAAAGCATCAGTTATACCGTCCACTCCATCCTTGATTTCGTTCATGAAAAACATTCCTTTCCCGAACTTTTCAAGAATAGATGCGGTTTCATTGGCTTGCTGGCCCAACTGTTCCACCTCATCCGTGGTCTGTTCTACCGTATCGGTCATTTTCTGAGCCGATTCAGTAGCCGAACGAAGCGGACCGGTTATTTTATCCACCAGTTCAAGAATCCATTGTGTAGTCGTTGAAGCCATCTTTCTTTTCGAATAATTTGTTTACCACTGTAGCCAGTGCGTTATACACTGCTGTTTCCGTTTCTTTCAGCTCAGTTTTCCTTACCATCCGGTATTCCGCATAGAGCCTGAGCCAGGAATCCTCATCCAGCGTATCAGGGTCAACCCGATAATGATACCTCAGTATCGCATTGATTCCTTCTATTTCCGTGAACGAGGATTCCAGTTTTTCTATGCTTTTCTGATAAAAGCCTTTACGGCCTCCGTCATTTCCTGAATGGCTGAAAGCAAGGTGCTGTATACCGCATAGTCATCGTCGATGGCCTTTTTGTCACCTGCCACTACGCAGTTCTGGATAAGCACATTATTTGCTGCTTCAAAGTCACCTTCTTTTCCTTTGGTTGCCACCAGCATCATGTGTGCTCGGCTCGGACGGACAACCAGGTAGTCATATCTTCCGTCTTCTGTTTCCACGGTTACCATGCGAAGGCGGTTTCCGTATTTGGCTTTCAAGTCCTTGTGTTCCGCTTCGGTGAATCCGTTAATCTTTGATTTTTCTTCTGTAGTCAAGCTTTCGTAGTCTGACTTCTTCTGTAATTTATTTTCCATTTATATCGTTTTTAATCGTTATTTAAAGAGTTTTTTACACCGTAAGTCCCCAGTCAATATGAGAAGGGATAAGCGTGTACTGGTAAGCGATGGTCTTGTCGTTCTGCTTCACTTCTACTCCGTTGTTGGAGAACTGGCAGTTACGAATCACATCCTTGTAAATCATACCTTTGTATTCGTAGAGCACCGAAATGTCAAACGGTTCAATATCCATGATATTGTTTCCTGGTCCTACAGACTGCTGAAGCGCGATGGCTTCTTCCTTATAAAGCGTAATGCTTGCCTGTGCACTGTAATTACCTACCGCACGACCTACCGGCTTGTTACCTCTTCCGTATGCATTCTCTACCTCCTGCGAGTCGTTGTAAGAAAGTGCCGTGATTCCCTCGATAGTACGCCCAAGCATAGTGGTGGATACTGAGTTCCATCCGGCCATCTTACCGAACTTATTGATAAGCGTTTTCAGTAGTGCCATAATCAGTCAATTTTGTTGGTGAAACCTAAGTCTACAGAGAATTCATGCACAATGCCGTTTGCCACCAGTTTGATTTGCACCACAAACGGCTTGTCGCTCACGGCTGGCTGAGAAGAGTCAATGTAAACATCAAAGTCAGACACATTGTTGGCATTAACCATTGTTTCAAGTATCTGTCGTGCAAGAGAAGTCCAATAAGCAATGGTTTCAGATGCAATGTAACCTGTTGAAGGGTCTGCATCCACACGTCCTCTTACGCGAGGAATCAACGTGTTCCGAACCAGTTTTGCTCCCTTGTTCCACACGGCATTGTATTCAATGTATGCGTAGTCCGTATCCTTTGCCACGCAAGTGTGGCTGTTTGAGAAAAATACACCTGCATATCCCTGGAAAGAACTTGCGTAGATGTATCCTTTTTCATTCAAAGTCTTCTGGTCCGATTTGCTGACAGAAGTCATCAGTGTGCCGTTACTAAGTGCCGGATTTACCCATCGTCCCAGCGTCTTGTCAAGCATACTGTAGTCTGCTGTACCTTTTGCCGTGCGAGGATGACTTTCAATATCCACACTGCCCATGTTTTCATGCACGTAGCGAACAGAAAGCATACCAAGCGCACTTCCTACAGCCGCATAGTTGTTGTATTCTGTCTGGCTCTGTGCCACGTCATAGTCCTGCGCTACGATGACAGAGATATTCTCCGCTTCCAGTGCGCGAAGATCTTCCGCGCTCGATGCGTCGGTAAGATAGGTACCCAATCCTTCCAGCAGCACACAGTCTATGTAGATGTTATCTTCCATCAGGTCTTCCACCAAAAGCTGCATTGCATTGATAGCAGTAGGAAGGTCTTCATCAGCTGTCAACCCGGCCACGCCGATGGTATTCACTCCGTCTATTGCACGAATACCGTTGATAAATTCATCTTCCAGTGCCAGTTCAGACACTTTCTTGGTTTTAGGTACCACCATGACCCACAAGTCCCTTTCCGGAGAAAGACGGAACACTTCGCTGGCATGATAATACAGAAGCTCCTTGTTCTTAGTGTCGGTCTCCTCTGTCCATGTCAGTTGCTCCAGTGCTTCGATGCTGTTCAGCTTCACCGCCTTGTAATCTGGAAGTTTTGAAGGAATGGCAGTAGCACCGCATACCAGAAGCACGGTGCGGTCGCTGGTGTCGGTTGCCCGCACCAGCCCGCCGCGTACTTTATTAATTGTTACTCCTTGGAATGACATAATGTTTCGCTTTTTAAGGTTCTTCCGATACTTTGTCCGAAATAATTGCGCCCACACCGTACTCTTCGATACGGTCTACCATGCCGTAGGTCTGAGTACGGAAGATGGAAGTCGGGTCTGCGCTCTTGGTGTCCAGCGTTTCCGGAGAATACAGAATCTTCACCGAGTCGAGATGATAGATGGTATTCGGGGCGTAGAAGAACTGTGATGCCTGGAAGTGGGTATCGGGAGTCGGGCCTGTACCTTCGGCTACTTTAGTTTTTGTAGTCGGGTCATAATACACCGCATCGTTGTTTTCGAAGAACTTGAAGCCCATGAACGATTTTACCTTACCGGTAATCGGATCAATATACAGGCTTCGGTCGATAAAGAATTTCGCCGCGTCCGGATCGAGGATAAGGTCGGTCACATGCTGGGGGCAGAGTACCATGTAGAGCTGGTCTGCTATCGGAAGGTTCAGTTTCTTCACTGTTTCCAGATAAGTAGCCAGGTCCACGAAGGTGAGCCGTTTTCTCTTTCCGGCGGCCGTACCGGTAGTCAGCATCACCGGCATATCCGCACTATCACCGTTTGCAGGCGCTAACTTGTGCAGGGTATGGTTACGGATACCAATCTGGAAAGCCTCGTTGTGCTTGATGCGCACCGCGTTTCGCTTGTCGTAAGACAGGGCACGTATTTCCTTGTCGTCTACCTTAGTAGGAGTAGTGTCGTACTTCTCCCAGGGAAGGAACACCTTTTTACCCTCCATCGAGGTCGCGGTAAATTCCGAGGTATTGTCTACCTTAAACCCTACATTGTTGATCAACTTGTTGTAGCGCACCCCGTCCGCATTACGCGCGCCTTCGGGAATGCTGCCCAACACACCGATAAAATCGGCTTTGTAGTTTCTGCGCTCCGCCAAAAGCTGGGGAGCCACATACTGGTTCAGCCAGTTTCCGCTTTGTTCTGTTGCCATATTCTGTTTCTTTTATAAATTGTTACGCTTTTTGTAGTCTTCGAACAGCTTTCCGAAGCGTTCGGGGTCTTCTTTCTCCATCTGTGCCAGTGCTTCCGGGTTTTCATCCTGCAACTGTTCGAACGTCTTTCCGTTCAGGTCGGTGGGAGAAGCGGATGGGGTGTTGATTTTGGGTTTTTCCACCGGTTTCAAGGCTTCCAGCATCTTCTTTCCGTTGTCGAAGTTGGAAGTCAGCGCTTCCTTCCATTGTTCCTTTACATCGGCCGTAATCTTCTTGTCAAGGACTGCCTGATTCAGCATCGCCTCGATTTCCGCATTCTGCCGTTCTTCCTCTTTTTTTTCGAGCATATCCACGCGTTCTGCTTTGCGCTTCCATTCGCTCGCCATTTCGATGAACTGGTTTTCTGTGGTGTTGGCAGCCAGTCCGAACTGCCCTAAAAGTCCGTTTAAATCCATTTCGAATTCCTTTTTAAATTGATTATTTGGTTTGTTTTCCGTGATAGCGACCGGTCCGCTGTAGCCTGCCTCGGCTATCATCGAAGCAGTGTCCTCCGTGATGGGAGTCTTCCCGCCGATGGCGGTGGCAAAGCCGTATTCTTTCGCTTCCTTGGCATTCATCCAGAAATCGCCCGCCTCCCATTTTGCCTTCAGTTCCTTTTCGGGCATCGTGGTACGCGCCTTGTACGCTTCGTAATAGGTCTGGCTCATCTTGGCAAGCAAAGCCAGATAGCTTTCTATCTCCGCCTGTCTGCCTGATGCAAACCCGCGCGGCTGGTGAATCATAAAAAGACCGTTTTCCGGCATCGTAAACGAAGCACAGTGGATGGCGATATAAGTGGCTGCACTCGCCACCATCGCACCGCCTTCGCCCGTCACCTTTCCGGGGAAACGATTGATGACATTCACTATCTCGTTTGCCTCGAAGCAGTCGCCTCCCGGACTGTTGATGTACAGGTGCGCATCTTTTACACCCGATTCTATCAGTCCGTCGATAAGGGCGGTAAAGTTCTTTTCCGTCTCCCTCCATCCCCCAATCGTGCCTTTGATGGTAATCAGGGCACGCCCGTTTTCCGCTTTTGCTGTGATGTTCATAATTATCGCGTCATTTGTTTACGCTGCAAAGTTGGGGAATGCCCCTCACATGGCGAAAAAGCCTTTCCATGATGGAAAAATACGTCGATAAAGGGTAAAATTTTTTCCATCATGGAAAAAATACGTCTATCATGAAAAGCCCTTTTCGCCGCCTCGCATTATAATGAGACCTTTGTGTCAGAAACTTAAACGCGTATCTATGCCAAGTAAGGATTATTATAAAAAGATGCGTCTTGAAGCGCATGACCTTTATGTAAGGGAAGGCTTATCGAACAAGGAGATTTCAGAACGGCTGAAAATCTCCGAAAAGTCGGTTTCCAAGTGGATAAACGACAAGGATGCACAATGGAAAACAGAACGAAGAATGGCTGTCATCAACAGCGAGTCACAATCCAAGAACCGGAGCGAGATTCTTTATCTGATTGCAGAGGAAAAGCTGGAACTTATGAACCAGATAAAAAAAGCGAAGTTGGATGGGGATCGGGAACTGGAATCCGAACTACGGAAGAAATCATACGCACTTGACAACAGTGTAAACTCATGGAGAAAAGACTGTAAGGAGCAGGAAAAGGAAAGCCGTATTAATCTGTCTGTCTATCTTGAAATAATGGAGAGAGTTTTTGATGCGATGAAAGCCTTTGATCCGAAACTTTATTACGAAACCCTCGACTTTCAGGAGTCGCACATCTATGATGTAACCAAACTCTTAGGATAATGAAAAAAACGGATAAGGAAATTCAGAAACGGTATCTGGAAAAGGTTGCGCGTGCCCGCACTACCAAAGACCTGATTAATCCGGACGAAAGCATTCTGGAGCGTCAGACACGTATCCGAAGGGCGAAGGAGGATGTGGCGTATTTTGTCAAGACCTATCTTCTTCATTACGCCTCTGCCGAAAGCGCGCCGTTTCAGATTGAACACGCCAACATGGTGAAGCGGAATCCCTTATACAAAGGGTACGCCGAATGGGGGCGCGGACTGGCCAAGTCGGTATGGAACGATGTCATCATTCCGTTGTGGCTGTGGATTAACAGGGAAACGTATTACTTCTGTCTGGTGAGCGACACGTTCGACCGTGCGTGCGACCTGCTGGAGGACTTGCGTGCGGAACTGGAGGGGAACGAGCTGCTGATACACGACTTCGGAGCGCAGGAGAATCCCGGCTACTGGGAACGTGGAAACTTTGTCACCACATCGGGCTGGATTTGCAAGGCCTTCGGTGCCCGTCAGAAAGTACGCGGACTCCGTAAGGGGGCGCACCGTCCCGATTTGTGGGGGATTGATGACCTCGAAACACCGCAGACCATCCGCAACAGCAAGATGCAGGACGACCTCGCCGAATGGATTGAGAACGACGTGCTGCCCACCATGACGGGCGAACGACGACGGCTGATAGGCAGTAACAACCGATTCTCCTCACGTATGGTGCAGACTATTCTCAGAGAACGGCACAAGGACTGGGACTGGCATCTGGTGCGTGCCTACGACCCGGTAACCTATCAGCCCGCATGGCCTGCCATGTACACCGCCGACTATTACCGCCAGCAGGAGAGCGACATGGGGATTCTTGCCGCCCATGCGGAATACAACCACGAGCCGCTGGTACGGGGCAAGATATTCAAGCCTGAAATGATTCAGTGGGCTGCCATGCCCGACCTGCACTGCATGAATGCCATCGTGGGACACTGGGATGTGGCCTATGCAGGTAGCGAGACTTCCGACTTCAATGCGGTCAAGCTGTGGGGGCGGCACCGTAACGACTTTTGGCTGATAGACGGTTTCGTAAAGCAGAGCAAAATGAAGCTGGCGGTAGAGTGGATGTGCTGGAAGCAGCTGGAGTTACAGGCACAGGGCATTACGGTGTTCTGGCAGTACGAGAGCCAGTTCTGGAACGACGAACTGGAACGCATCCTTCAGGAAACACAGAAGGAAACGGGTGTTACCCTGCTCATCAGCCAGGAACCGCGCAGCACCGTAAACAAGCTGATTCGTCTGCTCACCATGCACCCGTATTATCAGAACGGGCGTATCTACGTAAACGACAAGCTGAAGGGTAGTCCCGACATACAGGTAGGACTGAAACAGCTTTTTGCCATCGAGCCGGGTATGACCGAACACGATGACAGTCCCGATGCCGACGAGCAGGCAATCAAGAAGCTGGAGATGTACACGTCGCCGCCTGTGACGAAAGAAGAGAAAGAAAAGCGTCAGGGCTACCGAAGACCGAGAGCCGGACGAAGTAAATATACATGGTAATATATAAAGGTATGAAATACATAACAAAGCAGGATGTCTATTCAGTCATTCAGGAACCCATGATACAGAGCAGCATCGAGAAGCAGGAAGAGATTCTCGACACGCTGGAAGCCGGAAGTATCGACGAAGTGTGCAGTTACATCGGCGGGCGTTACCGCTGTGAGGAAATCTTTGCAGAGCCACCCATCCGCAACGGGATGCTTCAGCGCGTCATCACCTGCCTGGTGGTGTACCGTGTCGTCCGGCGCAATGCCGCCCGCAAAGTACCGGACGACTACAACGAGTTGTACCAGTGG